GCAGCAGTAAGACGCCTACGCATCGTTTTATTCATCACCAAATGAGTCGGATCCTCAACGGCATCAATAAGTTCATCCAGTTTGACTAAACTTAGCGCAATACCACTAGAAGCAGAAGCAGCAGCACAAATTAGCTGATCACCAGTACAACGAACCTGCAGGCCATCAAAAGATTTTGCATCACTGGTAACATCGCCTTTGATAAATTCTTTACTCATAGACAGAGAAAGCGCTTTGATAATCATTGCTTCCTGCACGGAACGCTGATCAACGCCAGTTGTATTGACAAGCATAACATCAACATCAAGATCGCCACCTGCAATAGCCAGCGACTCAGTGACTCGTTCGAGCTCGCCAGTTCCTTCTGTATAAGCCTCATTAAGGCCACGGAACCCAGCATTCGGCAAAGTCTTTTCACGGTTAAAAGAAAGAGCATTACCTGAAATAGTTTCAAATTTCATGTACTGAAGAATGTCAGAGCTTTTCGCATACAGTTCCATGACAGTAGCCTTCAGAGTTTCATCCCGACCCATTGCTATCTTTGATGCTTCAACAAGTGTAAGAGCCATTTTTAAAATTCCTCCTGTTCAAATAAAAATCGTCGCATAGCGATATGCCATACAATCGGTTTCGGCCTTCCAGGAGGCTCTTGCATTTATTTACTTTCAGCGCAGGGTCGGTTTTACTTCTTATGCCGCCTTTGCTGTTCCTCTATGAATATACTTCAATCGTTCAGATGCAGGCAGACTTGCTAGAAATTCACGTTGTGATTTCGTATCAGGATTTGCATTTCCCTGAGCATTTGATCCGCCAGCACTTGCACGAAGAATCCTATCTTTCATCGGATATGCATCAATAACAACACTAAGTGCTTCCTCAAACTCAGCTACTTCGCCGGGTCTTTCTTTCGAGAAAACACGTTCATTATTAATATACCCAACAACTTTTGCATCAATTCCTTCGCCTTCAACCCTAAAATTCTTTGAAAAATAATTTGCTGCAATGTCGGGCGGTAAAGTGGTTTTTTCCAGAATGGTTGGTGAACTCGCAAAACGGCTGTTTACCATCAATTCATAAATGGTTGTATTTTTTGTTGAAACAAGGTCTTGAACTTTTGTTATTTCCTTGCCCCATGAATTGTTGATCTCATTTTCCTTTTCCTGGAACGCCTTTCTCATCTCAGCTTTAATAGTGTCAACTTGTCCAGCTTTAATAAGATCACCATCGTCAAGGTTTGCAACGGTCTCCATTGCTTTCCTAGCTTCCTGTATATCAATCTTATCATATTCTTTAAGCTTTGCTATAATTTCATCTGGTTCAAGTTCTCCGAAAGCCTCAAGTCTTTCATTCACTGCCTGAAATTTTTTAAAATGGCGATCTTTTTCTTCAGTCAAGTTAGAGATCTTACTGACAGCTGAATCCGCATCAAACGGAATTTCAGATCCATCATCATGTACATATACAGGTCTACCTTCTTCAACAACCACGCTTCCGTTTTCATCGAGTTTCAATTCCATGGCATCACGCCTCCTGGTTTAAGCCGACTTCGCGCCGACCGTGTTTACGCATTGCGTGTATTAATAATGTTAGCCATCTTTGACTAAGAATTATTGAATGTCTGCAATGCAAAAATAAAAAACAAACACAAATCATGTTAAAACCTACCAATTTGACAATGACAAATGTACACCAGATAATGATCATTAATTATTGCCAAGTATTGATATACGTAAATATGGTTACAGAAAACGCTTGACAAGTCAATTTAGATCATTTTCGGGGAGAATGACTGCTATGAAACCAAAGAAAACAAATAGGAATGATCGGCGCTTGCTTGCTATCATGGAGAAGAAACGGCTGCAACAACGAAACTTCGCCGGCTGCTTCGCTAAGACAGGTTTTAACGTAGCGAAGACATGTAGAATTATAGGTATAAGCAGGGGTACATATTTGCGATGGCTCAACACTGAAGAACGTTTTGCTGCCATGATTGAGAATTCCAAAGAGGAAAGGACTGATCTTGCCGAATCTATACTGTTGGCAAATATGCAGGACAACAATAAATTTGTATCTAATGCTGCGACTATCTTTTATCTGAAGACACAAGGCAAGAAAAATGGTTGGAGCGAAAAACAAGAAATTGATATTAACGTTAACCAGAAGAGGTCTAAAGAAGAAATCGATGCGATTGTAGCGGCAAGCATGGCTGCTGATAGTATTGTTATCGATGCAAAGGTTATGACACAGAAGAGATTGAGCAGCGGGGATGGTAATGGGGATGGCAGTAGCGGTGAAGAAAATGAGGTGTTTGAATAATGGGGATTGGCAAAAAACCGAAGAAGGAACTATTGAAGGTTGAGGATTATGCTTTTGCCAAGTTACTATCTTATGCTACATATCAGTGGCCAGATTATATCATTAGTAAGCATCATGCATATATTGCGAAATGTCTTGAAGCTGTTGAGACTGGTGATATAGAACGATTAATCATAACAATCCCGCCAAGATATGGAAAAACCGTTTTAGCCTCAGAATATTTTAGCGCTTGGTTTTTGGGACGTAATCCATCCAAACAAATTATATTTTGTACCTACTCACATGATCGAGCAGCCGATATTGGCAGGAAAGTAAGGAACCAGTTGCAAAGTCCGCAGTTTAAGAAAGTATTTCCTGAATGTAAGATTTCAAGGGATACTCAAAGCGTTAGCAATGTCGGCACTGAAGCCGGTGGAAATTTCTTTGCAGTAGGACTTGGCGGACCAATCACAGGCCGCGGTGCGCATTGCTTACCAGGAGATACAATAATAGAAACAGAAGTTGGAAGTATGAGGCTTGATAAACTGCTTGACAGTAATGAGTGTCCTATGGTACTATCATTGGGAGATAACGGATTAGAGTATAATAAAATAATCGCATCCCAATCGAGGTACACAGATGAACTCTACACCATTGAAACAAGTTCAGGACGTAAAATTAGAGCAACTGGAGAACACAGATTTTACATTCATGGACAAGGATACACGGCGACCAAAGACATATGCGAAGGCCAAAAACTCGTCTCACTCCCGCAGCAACAAGACATGCGAAATATGTGGAAAGGAAAAGACAGGACGCGGAGCTATGTGTCGAGCATGCTATACGGAATTAAGGAAAAATCTTGTGGACGTAGAATGTGCGTCTTGCGGGAAAATTTTTCAAAAGAAAGCTTACGATGTAAGGAAATCAATAAAACGTGGTTTCAAGAATTTTTATTGCAACGGATCGTGCAAAAACAAAAATTATTACAAAAACAATCCAAACAAATGTACGATTTGTGGAGAACCGACCCCTCGCAAAACAATGAAAATGTGCTCAGAAGAATGTCGGAAAATAGCCAGAAAATCAAGAAAAAAATATGTATTAAAAATTTGTCAGAATTGCGAAATCCCTTTTACAACATCAATAACTTTACAAAGATACTGCACACGAAAATGTGCAGATTCAGCGCATTCATTCAGGATGAAAGGAAATGGGAATGCAAATTATCGACATGGAAGGGAATATCCAGTAGATTTCAAGAAAAAAAGAAAACTAGCAATACTGAGAGACAACAATCGTTGTGTAGTATGCCAAAAAAAACAAGAATTCCAAGAAATACTCAAAAAAGATGGATCGCTACATCAGATAAGAAACAATTTGTTGGTTCACCACATAGATCACGATTTGAACAACAACAAGTTAACAAATTTGATAACACTTTGCAAACCATGCCATACGATTCACCACAAATCGAAAGTGACACCGTTTCCATGGTTAAAAGAGTATGCGGAAAAAATGAGATAGTATACGATATACAGGTTGAAAAGACTGAGAATTTCTTTGCTAACGATATTTTAAGCCACAATTGTCTAATTATCGATGATCCTATAAAAGGCCAAGAAGAAGCCAATTCAGACTTATTTAAGAGTAAGATGCAGGATTGGTATCAATCTACCGCATACACACGTCTTATGCCAGGAAAATCAGGGATCGTAGTCATTCAAACACGCTGGAGCTGTGATGATCTTGCAGGGTGGCTGATCAAAGAACACGAAGACGAAGAATGGTATGTTTTAAATCTTCCAGCAGAAGCTGTCGAAGATGATCCGCTAGGCCGAGAAATCGGCGAACCATTGTGGCCAGAAATGTATGATGCCGAAAGACTTCAACGCATTAAAAAAGCCGTCGGCGTTCAAACTTGGAATTCGCTGTTCCAAGGTAACCCAGTCGGCCGTGAGGGTAGCATAGTAAAATACGAATGGTTAAAATACTATGATAGGCCGCCTGAAAAATTCAAACGTATAGTGCAAAGCTGGGATACAGCGTTCAAGGCTAAACAGCTTAATGATCCAAGCGTATGCATTACATTCGGCGAAACAGATAATAATTTTTTCGTACTCGATGTATTCTGTCAGCGTCTAGAGTATCCCGATCTACGCAAGGCGGCCATTTCTCTTTTTAATCTACACAGCGCTAATACTGTAATCATAGAAGACAAAGGATCCGGACAGAGCCTCATTCAAGATCTCAACCGTAGCACACAAATGCCAATCATACCGATAAAAGCGGAGCTAGACAAGGTGACTCGATTGTCTTCCGTTACTGGCACAATGGAAGCCGGTAAATTCTGGTTACCAAAACAAGCGTCATGGCTTTCAGATTATGTAGCTGAATTAACATCTGTACCATATTCAAAACATGATGATATGGCTGATGCGACAAGCCAATATTTGCGATACGCGCAAAAACCAAAATATGTATCTGGATTAAATTCAAGATACTGGAAATAAGAAATATAAAATAGAAGCATATGTAATTAATATTTTCCTAGGAGATGATTGTTATGACAAAAGATGAATTACTTAAAAAACATGAAGAGTATAAAGACTATGATGTGGATTGGGAGTTATATGAAACAGCATACGTTGGTGGGCGAAAATTTATAGATTACGCTATAACTAGACATCCAAGGGAAACTCAGGCAAATTATTTGCTAAGACGTGAGGAGGCAATCGTATTCAATTACGCCACTAGCATAATAGATCTTCTCAGTTTTTATTTAACAGAAAAAGACGCTATGCGTGATATGGGATCATTATCCACAGATGCTCAATGGCAAATGTTTAGAAAAGATTGTGATTTAAAGAATACAGACTTCAACGTATTTATGAATAACGCGCAAAAAGTTTCATCTATATATGGAAGCGCTGGCGTTTTGATCGATAAGGCAAGCGTAACTGTTGAAAATAAAGCTGATGAGATTGCGGCCGGCATATATCCTTACTGCAATCTATACACATTGCCAAATATTTTTGATTGGACTGTTGAAAGAAATCCTATTACAAATAGGCCAACGTTAACATATTTAAAATTGCAAGATGGCTATAACAAATTTCTTATATGGAGAATAGGATCATGGGAAAGGTGGGAAATTATTACAGAAGAATCTGGAAAACAAGGAGATCCAATTCTTGTATCATCAGGAGAAAATCCTCTTGGCGAAATTCCATTCTTTTGGTTCATTAATATAAAGAGTCCTATCAATAACTTTTTTGGCATTAGCGATCTTACCGAAATAGCACGCATAACAGCATCCATTATTCGTGATATTTCATCGTTGCAGGAAATTATCAAATTTGCTGGATTCCCAATGATGCGTAAGCCAATGCAAGATCCAAACAATCCAAGCAATGATGTGGCTGGTGTTAGAAGTATTTTGGAATTTGATCCAGAGAAACCAGATTCGAAATCTGATTGGCTAGAATCAGCTGTTCTGGAGCCAATCAAAGGTGGGCTTGAATTTATTGGAACGAAGATTGATCAGATATATGAAACAGCGCATATGGCTGGAGTACACGCACTAGAAAAAAGCTCAGAGGCTAGAAGCGGCGTTGCGTTACGATATCAATTCAGTCAACTTTCTTCTATCCTCACCGAAAAAACAAGAAATATGGTTGAATCTGAATATTCAATCTTAAGACTGTGGCTTATGTGGCAAAATCAAAGTGAAATTTTCAAAAACGTTGAAGTAAGGAGAAGCAAACAGTTTAGTATAGATGATTTAGCGCAGGATATTCATAACCTCTTACGCGTGCAAGAGACTTCTGTTAGCAAAACACTAATTAGAGAAATCCAGAAAACACTTCAGCGTATTAGTTTGCCAGAAACATCAGATATCGTGCGTGAACAAATTGATAAAGAAATTGAAGCCGCAGATATTCAAACAGCGGACGAACTTTTAAGAAAAACTCAAGAAGCAACATCTAACGCAAGAACAAACGCGCAAGGTGTTGAAATAGATAATGAGAGCATTGCACCGACTGAACCAAAGAAAACAGAAGTAGGGGTAT